TGTGAGTTGGGTCGGGCGATCCGGGCTTTCAATTCCATGAGGAACAAGAAGTCCCAGGTCATAGTTTATGACATGGTTCATAGGCAGTGGCGTGGTTGTGATTGGGTGCCTCCTGAGGATGAGGATCGGGTGTCGTTGCTCTTGAGGATGGTCAATGACCTGAAGCGTGATGTTGCGTATCTGAAGACCTCGGTGAAGAAGCATGAACGACTCCTTGGCCAACTCGAAAGGAAGCGTTCGAGCAAGCGTAGGGAGGATGAGGAGCCAGAGCCTGAACCCGAACCCGAACCCGCCATTGATCCCGAGGTCGCGGAGGCAGAGAAAAGGGCCGCTGAATGCCGTAAGGCTATGCAGAAGGCCCGTGAAACAATCGAGGATGAGAAGTGGAGGGAGTCTATGCTCGCCGCCCTCGCTGAGGACGATACGGCTTCTTCTCCTTCAGTTCCGCCCCAGTGAACGCGAGGGGGTTGCATTCCTCCCACTGAATACCGGTGGCTGAGTGCTGCACGTTGAGGATGGGGGATTCGAGTCCAAGCCTCGATCCCCGCTTGCAGAAGGCTAGCTGGAACCTCCTAGGCTTGAATTGGCCTACTTCATGGAGAACGGCTATCTCCCGCGCCCAGTTGGCAAGCTCGGACGATCCGAAGCCTGAGTGGGCCAGCTCCATAGTGGTGAGCGGCTCGCCCCCTTCCTTCCGCTGAGGCTTGGAGATGTGGTGCATCCAGATCCATGCGACCTTGGTCTCATGGAGGATTGGCTGGAGCTTGTTTCGAAGGAACACACTGACCTCGGACTGATCGCTCAGGTCTCCCCCGAAGTAGGAGAACAGGGGGTCTGCGACGATGAGATCCAGCTTGGACTTGTGAATGAACCGGCGGGCGTAGGCTAGGAACTGTTCCCCGGTGCGGATGGTCTCGGTTCGGAACTCTAGGTTGGTGTTGAGATGGCGCATCTGATCGGCAGTGAGGCGCATGGTATGTGTCACCCCTCGGAAGGCTTCCGCGAGATCGCCCTTGTCGTTCTCTGCCTGGATGACACCGATCTTCAATGGTTTCACCGGCTTGATGGCGAAGAAGTCGAGACCGAGGCACCACCGGACGATGATCTGCATCATCAGGGATGACTTCCCGATGCCGGTGCCACCGCTGATGATCATGGAGGAGCCGCGAGTGATCCATCGATTGCCGATGAGGTTGTCTGGATCTTTCTTTGGATCAAAGTCCATGAGGTCTTTGACCGTAACGATGGTGGACTGGTCCTCATCGGTCTCGCGGGCGGTGAGCCAATCCTCCCATGAGTTTGCGCCCAGGTTAGTGGCCAACAGCTTCTGCTGGGATTCGCCACGCCATGCGCCGGGGAGCCGGGAGAACCGTGATGGGTTCTTGTTCTTGGGATCGATGCCGGGGATGGCGGAGTAGATGAGGTCGCGTCGAGCGTCCCACTCTTTGCGGGATGGCGCATCCACCCGGACCCAGCCGTGGATACTCTTGCCTCCGGAGTCGATGAGGACGCTGATGGGTAGACCGGAGTCGCGGAGGAGCTTCTCCTGCTCGGGCTTGGGCTTGTCATCGAACTCGACGAGGACATGGCGGTATGCGCTGACATCGTTGTCGGAGCCGCTGTAGAGGTTGGGCTTGAACGGGTTGATGCGGACGTAGACTCCTTCGGCGCGGTCGGGCCGGAATAGGATGGAGTCGGGGGAATCGAATCGCTTGATCCAATCCTCGACCGGCAGGAACGATCCTGAGGTTAGTGGCCTACCCTCCTCGACTTGTTCGCAAATACACACCACCTCGGTAGCGGCGAATGCGGATGACAGGAACCGGCTGAACTCGGAAGCCCCAGGAGTGGTGGTTGGAGTGGGTCGCTTGAAGGTTACACGCGAGAGGTCCATGCCCATGCCCATGCCCACGGTACTCTGGATCAAGTGGCCCGCTGGTTTGTCGTGGGTGCGGGAGGAAGCCTCGCGGAGTTTGTAGGCCAGATCCTTGTCGGACCACGGAGGCTGGCAGGATAGGTTCCATTCAGCGAGCAGGGTCATTGCGTCCCCGTAGCCTAGCTGGAAGCCGTGTACGAGGCCCACGGCGGCGGTGTAGGTGCTGTTGTGGCCTCCGGACCCGGAGATTGCTGGCGGTACTTTGGCAAGCCAAAGAGCCGCTCGTTCGAGCGTTGTCATGTCGTTGATTCGTTGCTGGTTTCGGACTGCGGATCTACTTCTTCTTTCGGAGTGTTCCGGCCTTGTCCATTGCCTTGAACATCTCCACTTCCATCATGCGCTTGATGGCGGCGGTCTTGGTGGGATAGGTGCCCATGTTCTTCTTATGGGTCTTGGATTCGACTTTGTAACCGGCCTTAGTTTTCTTGATCATAGGGTTTGAATTTGGCGTGGAACTCGACGCTGAGTCGGACGTAGATGTTGTCACCTCGGCTGTAAACGACAACCGGTTGTCTGATTTCAGCGAGGCGTAGCTGGGCTTCACCGATGAGTTCGACGATCACTCTAGGATTTGATCGATTGACGAACCTTCGGGATTCTTGATTTCCATTTTCCATTTTCTTTGTTCCTTGAGCGGGTAAGCGATCCAACCGTTGGCGACTCCCCACGAGATGATTCGCGGTGCCTCCTCGATGAGTCGGCGGTTCTCCTCGGTGAGTATAGTTCGTTCTTCCTCGGTGATCTTCGATGGCTTCTTGTTGTTCTCCAATCGAGCCTCGTACCAAGGCTGTTCATGGCGCGGTGTTTTCATGGCGATGAGATCTTGGCCAACATGCAGTTGCAATATGAACCCTTGGTCTTTGCATTACACTTGGGGTGATGCACGGGGTTTGAAATGATGTGTGCTGTTAGATCCTTCGTGAGTGTGACCAGCTCCAGGATGCGGGCTGATGCTTCCGCGCAGACTCCGTTTGCGGCCCCATCGGGCGAGCAGATTTCGGATGCGAGGATGTTGAGTGCGTTGACTAGATCGTGGGTTGAGGACTTGTGCATGGTTACTTTTGTTTGTGGACTATGATTCCGTTTCCCTTGGCATCGGTGAGTTCCACTGACCGAACGTCTTCGAGGCGGGCCAGTGTCTTGATCATCTCGATGGGGTCATGGGCTTGAGCTACGCAAGTGAGGTGGATGTCTCCATCACCGTGGATGACCTTGAGATTGTCTTTGGTTCGATCCCTTAAAACGCGGATGGTCCGCCCCTCGGAGAGACGGACCACCTTGATCGATTCCACTAATGGAAACGAATGCCTGCTCATATCAGCTTGTTACAGTGCGGACAGGTTTTGATTTTGCGGAATTCGATAGGAGGAATCCCGGCCCACGCGCAGAGATCGTGGTATGATCGCAGGCCGAAGTTCTTGTACTTGAACGGTCGGATGTCCCCGGACTTGATCATGGTGATGAGTGTCACGGGATTGTTGACCTTGAGCTGATCCATCAACTTGGCATTGCGAACGCTGAGACCGTAGGTCCAGAAGTCCTTGGATGCCTCAATCCTCTTGTGGGCCGTCATCACCTGATGGACGCGCTGCTTGGACATCTTGAGGGTATCTCCGATGACTTGGTAGGTGAGACCTTGCTTACGGAGTTCTGTGACCTTCTCGATTGATTCTGTGAGTTTCACTCTGGGTGTACGTTTCTTCTTTGTGGGTGCTGGGATTACCGGAGCGGGAGTTGGATTGCTCGGTATCGTTTGCTCGCTTTGTGGCACTGCATGCACAGACCGGTCTGAACTGTGCAGCCGCAGCCCAAGCAAGCGGCTAACTCGTGACATAACTGTTTCCATCGTTGTAGTTCCTCTATCGTTTCTTTGTTTTGGTTTTGGTTTTGCTGTTCTTGCGAATGTACCATACGCATGAAATTGAGATCTTATATTTGGCCGACAATTCACGGAGCGTGTAGGTGTGATGCTCCTTGAGGATGGCGGTCTTGATCTCGTCGGGGATCGCCAGCCACCGTCTCTCGATCCGAGGGTTCGGGTCTTTGAACGGCTTGACTGCCCCGACCATCCGCTCCATTGCTTCCTTGGTCAATCCGAATCTTGCTAGTGTACTCATTTTTCAGTTGGTTGATTTCACGCTCCAGGTTGCGAGCAAAGTCCGGCCAGAGCGCGAGGCGATCCTTGAGCCAGAATTCGACGTAGGCATCGGTGCGTGGGGTGTCGCTCATGGTTTCTCGCTTAGTTCTTTGATGATCTTGGTCCGCGCTCGTCCCTTCGCTTTGACGATGAGTTGCAGGATGATGATTGGGTCCACCGTGGAAACGTGCTGCCAGTATGGTCTGGCTGCATCGAGTTCCCGTGCGCGGTAAATGTCCACCACCAGCACCTCGCTGGTCATCTTGTGCCGATAAACGAACGCGACATTCATTTCTTCCCCCTCTCCTCCTCCAGAATCTGAAGCATTTGACTCGCAATATGTCCGTCTGAGCCGTCCCTAAAGAACGCCATACTCGCTCGGTGGATGCGGTCCTCCAACTGCTTGATCCGATCCTCCCGCTTCCTGACTTCGAGAGCGATTGGGCGGAGTTCTTTTCCTTCCCAAGAAGGTTTATCGCACCCTTCTTCAATGAAGTTCAGTATTCGTTGTTCGATGCTCACAGCTTGGCCTCCTTGGCTTTGTTCCATTGCTTGAGAGCATCAGACTGAGATTCAGTGAAATCAGATGTGTACTCTGGGCAGAAATTCCAAAGCAGATT